TAGGATTAGCATTAACTCTACCACACATCTTCATTAATTCTAATTGTTGTTTTAGTTTTACGTTTTCATTTATAGTCTTACAATCTACACCTAAATATTTTCTGTATGTAAAACTTAATCTATAATTATCATTGTCATTACGATAATTATTGTTGTCATTGTAATGATTGTATTTACCATTTCTATCTTCAGCTTCTATTCTAGTTTCAAAATCTCCACATCTTGCACCATACTCGTTAAGATATTCGTTTCTAGGATACGCAGGTTCTGCAAAAAAAGCTAACATAGTTAGCATTAAAATAAGTAGTGCTGTAAATCTGTAATCCATCCTGAGAATCTCCATACATTACCTGTTTAAATCCTTAATATCATAGCTGTGTTCTCTAACTTGATCTGCTAGTTGTCTGTATAAATTTTCTGCCATCTGCCAAGTAGACTCTGCAGAAGTTAGTCTTGTGTTTTGATCTATAATTTTTTCTTGAGCTGTAGTTAAATCTCGTTGAAGATTTATTATTTGATTTTGATTGTCGTTGATTGTGTCTGTTAGATTAACAATATATCTAACGCCAGTGAACGTTCCAACTAATACAGAAGCTATTACCGGTACTAATATAAAATTCTTTTTGAATAGTTCTGCAATGTTCATATGGCATAAGGTCCTTAATTAAAAGATTAGAGCTCCAATTACAAAAGCAGCAATAGCAATAACTATTTCTTTTCTGTTGTGAAGTTGCCAAACCATAAATTTATCTTTGTATTTATTTATCATCTTCTTCCTCTAAGTTTCTCAACTGATAATCATAACTGCCTTCTTCGTGTTCGTCAGTTATCCATTTAGCTGAATTTTCTACAGAATATATTTTATTACTAACCAATCTATTAATCAAGTTTTTATTTGGATCAACACCCATTGATGCATCAAACATTTTAAGCCTATTATTTGGCTGTATTGCATAGTTTCCGTCTTCTAATGCAATTACATGACCGCATTTATGTTGGTCTGGTTTCTCTGCATAACCAAAATTTAACTCATTAAAGTCTCCTGCGCACCAATCTATTGTAAATAAATACTTACCTTTACGTTTTATGTTACGTCTAGATTTGTATTGCATAGTAGCACCTGCTAATTCATAAAAAGTTGTGACACTTACATTATAACTAAAGCTATCCCACATTACTAACTCGTCTAGTGGTAATTCTTTTACTCCAGGTTTAGAACAGAAAGCTGAGATAGGTGCTCTCCACCATAGACCGCCGTCTTCCATTAAGAAATGAAACATGGGTACTCTGTTTGGAATAGAACTAAAACCAAATACTCCTACTTCAAAGTATTTATCGTGTGAATCTTTTTGATCTCGTAAATAGTTTCCTCTAACCCAGCATTCTATTACAGGTATATTTGCATTTAAATAAGCCATTAATCGTAAATATCTCCCCAAGTGTTTCCAGATTCATAGTCGACCTTATTAGGTACCGCTAATGTAACAGCATTCTCCATAATCTCAATTATTTTTTTAGCATGCTCAGGAGACTCAACAGATATATCAAGTTCATCGTGAATTTGAATATGCGCTAGAATACCTTCTTTGTATAAATCTAACATACATTTTTTTGTCATATCAGCTGCTGATCCTTGTATTAATTTGTTTAATGCTTTGTAGGTGTATGCTCTTTTAATCCCTGGTCCATGTTCCCTGAGTGCATCTTCATGAGACATAGCTTTATGCATACCGAAACTGTTTGGTTCCCATAAAGGAAACCTACATAGTCTACCAAGTAAAGTTCTTATCTGACCTCGCTCTTGAGATCTGTTAGAAGCACTATTCATTAACTGTTTAACAAAAGGTACCTTCGCATGATATTGATCAAACAATTCTTTAGCACGTTCTTTTGTTACACCTAGTTCTGCTTGTAATTTTGTTTTACCCATACCATAAAACAATCCTAAGTTAATTGTCTTGGCTTGTGATCTAGGTATCTTTGCCATGTCTGCTACAGTCTTATGAAAGTCTGTACTTAGATCTTCTTGGTAAGCATCTACAACTTCATAAACAGAAGGAAATTGATGCAAAGAAGCATAATGTACTACCAGCCTAGGCTCTTGTTGAGAATAGTCAAAACAACCCCATGTATGGTCCTTCTCGGGTATAAATAAAGACCTTATCATAGGACCTAGATCTTTGTTTCTAGCCGGAAGTTGTTGCAGATTAGGGTTAGAGTATGAAAATCTACCAGTGACTGTGCCACCTTGATCAGATCTTATTTGATTTATATCTGCATGTATTCTACCTTTGTGTTCGTATCTTATAATTGTATCAATAAATGTTGTGTGTGCTTTATTAATCTCTCTTGCTTGTGCAATTTTTTTTACTAACGGATGTTTGTGTTCTTGCAAAAAGTTTTTAGTAAAACTTGGTGCTTGAGTTTTTTCTGTACGTTCGTAATCTAATTTTAACTTATCAAATATTTTAGCAATGTTTCTTGCAGCCCATATCTGAGGTTGTACTCCTGTTTCTTTTTCAATTTCTAATAACAACTGTTCTTCTTTTGTTGCTAAGATGACCTTGGTTTGATTTGCTTTTTCAACGTCAACGCGAACTCCTTTAAATTTCATATCAACTAAACAAGGAAACAAATCTGTTTCTAAATTAAATATATCTTCTATGTCTTGTTGAATTATTTCTCTTTTAAAAACTTGCCACAACTCCAATGTAAGTTGTGCATCTTTCTCTGCATACAATCCTACTTCTAATGCAGGTAGTTGCCACATGTCTGCTTTAGGATCTAACCCTCTTGACTTTGCAGCTTCATTCAATGCAGATTCATTTTTACCTTGACCTAAATATTCCCATGACAATGCATTTAAAGAATATTGAAATCTATTCTCATCTACAAGTGATGCAGCAATCATTGTATCTACGATTAAACCATTGATTTTTATACCTAAATTACGTATCCAACATACGTCATACATTGCGTTATGAAATATTTTTGTAGACTGTGTTGCCATCGTATCTGCAAACCATTTTAAAACTCTCTTACGTTCCATGTTAGGCCCTGAGCCGTGAGCAATAGGAAAATAAAAAGCTTTGCCTGGTACAGCAACAGCGATACCTATAACTTCACCTTCACCAATAACAGCACCAGATCCTTTTGTTTTTAAATTAGGATCTCTTGTTTCTAAATCGACAGCTATCTCATCGACCTGTCTTAGATCAGGAAATTCTTTTGGCTCAACCCATTCTTTTTGAGTTTCAAACTTGGGTATTATCATTTAAACCTTTCTTATTGTTGTGGTAAAGCATACCTTGTTTTTCATATTTAAGCAGACGTTTTTTCATGACTTGATTTTCTCTATAAAGTTTATCCATTTTTTTAATGGCCTCTTCTAGTTTTAATCTTACCTTTAAAAACTCATTCATTTCTTTTTAGTATCTTTCATTTTTTTAATTTCTAAATCACAATAGTGTTTTATTTTTTCTAGATCTTGTATACCACCTTTATACGGATAACGCATTACATATTTTATTATGTTACCCTGAAAAAATGTAAGTTCATTCTTTGAAATAAATTCATAAGGTTGAATGTGATAGTGTTGATAGTGAGATCCTCCTACTTGTTTGTCTTGTGGAAATGAATCTTTAAAGATATCTTTGTGTGTCATAAATTGTAACCATTCCTTTCTTTTTTTGATTTTAATATATACAGGTTTTGTGCTGATCTGGTTACACCAACATACCAAACCCTGTGTTCTTCGTCTTGTTTTTCTATACTACTTGCTATAGAATCTCTGATCTTTTTAGCGTTGTCTAACACTAAAACTACGTTGTCGCATTCACCACCTTTAGCTGCATGAATTGTAGACACTTGAATTCTTGGATCTTGAGATAGTTTCTCATCCATGGTTAACATATTTCTAATGTAAAAACATTCAGCTTGATCAGCATTAGTAAATACTTCATACCAAGGTAAACCTTTTTTAAATCCAAGGTCTTCCATTTTAATTTCTTGACCTAAGTTTTCATTAAACTCTACGTTAAGATAATCAAATATATCTTTACAATCTGCTCTGTTAATACTTTCTCCTTTAGTAAGTCTAGTCCAGTTTAGAATGGTTCTAAATAGTTTAGTATCAAAACTTTTACCGAATCTATAATGATTGTAGTACAGATTAGATTCTTTTAATTTTTTACATATCTCTCCAACTCTATAAGTTGTAC